AGGTCATCGGTTGTTCCGCCCGTATCCGCGCTCGTTTGGGCCGTCCCGAACGCCGCATCCGCGGCGTCGTCGTTCGAAAACGCAACAGCCTGCAACCCCCACACAACCCCAAAATTGGTTGTCGTGCTCGCGTGGCTCCACGTCGGCGCGAAGGTCACAGTCCCCTCATTCCACGACTTCGGCATACGGATCGTGAATTGCGCGAACTCCTGTGTGCTGGCGTCGAAATCCAGCGAGTTCAGCATGTTTTTGTTCGTCGTCAGTTCGGCTGTGCCCGTCGCCGCGCCGTTCGTGGTCCGGGTCTTCATCGCCGTCGCCGGCATCCAAATCGTGTGCAACCCCTGTTCGATCGGGTCGCCCGCAAGTGTCGCGTTGGCCGAGAGCGTCAACGTGCGGTCAGCGTCGCCGGTCGTGATGGTGAGCGTTCTGTCGGCCGTGAGATTTGAGCCCGGCGCGATAATCAGATCGTGCGTCGCGTTGGTGTCGAGGATATGCAAGCCGGTGTTGGGCAGCGTCAGCGTCGCCATACCCGACACGTTGTCGCTATCGTCAACCGTGATGCCGGTCTGCTGCACATTCCCGGCCGTGCCGTCGCTGCGCAGGATGCGATTGTCCGTCAGCCCGGAGAGCCGCGGCAGATCGCGCTCCGCCGGGTCGCAGAGCATCACATCCTTAGTGCCCGCGGAAAAGTTGACAGCGCTAGCGCCGTTCGAGCCCGCAATCGTCGTGGTGCGCGCGACGACATGCGAGCCCGAATAGGTGCCAAGAAAGACTTCCCACTCGTTAGCCGAACGGTGCCGGGCCACAAAATAGGCCGTGTCCGAGGTCGAGAGCGTCCCGTCGACCGTGCGAAACCCCGTCGGCGGGGTGTTCGCAAGGGTAAGCGACCCGGTGCCGGTCGTCGTCGAAATGTCAGCGACGGAAGCCGCTCTTACGTGTGCCATTAGCGATATGCGTCCGCGCTAGAGGATGGATCGTGCCACGGAGACGACTGCACAACGAACGTCCCGCGCGCGGCGGCAAGCGTGAAACCATCTGTCACTTCCCACCGCCACGTCCAGCGGCCCGCGTCATCGCCAACCGCGAAATCGCAGGCATAAATCCCGGTGTCGATCTTCTCGATCTCGTCATCCGTGCCGAAGGTGAACGTGGTTTCAGTGCCGGTCGGGCTATAGGTGCGGAACACCACTTCAGTCGGATCAACCAACGTCCCGTCGTTGTCCCGAAACCGGCCGGGAATCCGTACCGTCGTTTGCGGCTCGATGAGCCCTGGACGCATGGCCATTAGGCTGCCACCCTCCATTTCGTGCCGCCACCGATCGACGAGGCCCGAAGCCCGCGACGCGCGGCCAGAACCGACGTTGCGCCCGACGTGATAGCGCCGAGCGTAATGTCCGCGGTACCGTTGCGGGCTGCAGCCGCCGCCGCCGTGCTCGTCACCGCATCGAGCGTGATCGACGCCGCACCTGTCAGCGCAACGGTACCCGTGGCCGCTGCCGTCACCGCGTCCAGCGTGATTGATGCTGTGCCGTTAGTTGTCAGGAACGACGCCGCGCCGGCCGTGACAGCGCCGAGCGTAATGTCGGCCGCCGCTTGCACGATCGGAATGGCTGTCGCCAAAATCTCGACCGCGCCGAGCGTGATGGACGCTTCACCATTGAGGGCAACCGCACCCGTGGCCGTCGTGGTGACAGCGCCGAGGGTGATATCGGCCGACCCAACCAACGGCAGAACGCCCGTTGCCGTCGTCGTAACATCGCCCAACGTAATGGCGGCCGAGGCAGCGAGCGGGAGAAGACCCGTCGCCTCGACCGTAACAGCCCCCAGCGTGGCAGACAGCGCGCCCGACCGCGTGTCGCCGCTCGGGTCGGCAAGATCGCCGCCCGCAACGGAAACGCCCGTGATAGGCGCGCCCGCGATACCGCCGCGCTGGTAGTATTGACTCATCAGGCGTTAGCCGCGGTCAGGGTGAACGCCGTGACAGTGAACGCCTGGCCACTGCTGAACGAGGTATTGTCGACTGTGAGATCCCCGCCGTCGCCCGTCGCCGTCACGGTGCCCTGAGCATGGCAGGTCGTGCCGTCTGAGGCGTAGATGCGGAAGTGCGCCGCCGTTCCCGTCGCGTCAGCCGAGGTATCTTCCCAGGTGCCGCTCTTGGCCTTGGAGCCCGAAGACGCCGCCGCCAACCAGTCAGACGGCAGCGAGCACGTTGCAAGCACCGTCCCGCTGTCCGCCGTCGCGCACGTGGCCGGCGGGGCCCCCGATTTGATCTTGAGCACCGCAGACGTTGAGATTGTCGTTTCGATCGCGTCCAACATGGCGTTGCGGACGGCGACCGAGAGTTGAAACGCCATGTTCTAGCGGCCCCGCCATTGCTGGCAGGGCCTCCCCAGGTTAGAGCACGATGCCAAACAGGCACACGAAGAGCGTGCCGGTGCCGCCCGCTTGCGCCGCCGCGATGATCTTGGCCTGCACAACGGTCTCCTCAGAGAAGAACATCGGGCCGGTCTTGATCCCCGTAATCGGGCGCCAGTTCATGCCCGTCATGAGGTCGGTCACGGTGTCACCCGTGAAGACGCCGCCGTTGAAGAACGCGTCCGCCGTCGCCACGCCATCGGCGTTGTTGGTGTAGGTCGTGCCGTCCGCAACCGTCAGCGTCGCAGCGCCGCCACCGTTGGCCGTAAAGCCGAGGTCGATGTCGAGCGCTTCCGTGCCGGTGTCGATGTCGTCGGTCGCCATGAACCCCCAAAGAACAAGGCTGTTCTTTGGGAGCTTGCACATATTGGCGAGGTCGTTGGCGCTCGGCGCCGAGCCGTATGTGTACTTGCCAAACCAGGCTTTCACGTTACCCGAAAGGCCGTGCCCAGCCACGAGGCCGTTGCTGTACTGGTTCGTTGATACCGTAGCCATAGCGTTAGTTTCCTTCGATTAGGTTGGTACGGATCAAGCGTCAGCCGCTGCCGCGAAAAATCCCGTCACAACACCGTGGTCCTTATAATCATCAGTATCGGTCGCGCCGCTGCCGAACCTCAACTTCTCAATCTTCATCCACTGCTTGACAGCAATGCCGACGCTGCGCCCGTAATCAAACTCTTCGGTCACGGTCTCGGGCCGCTTGGCCCAAGCAATGCCGAGCGCCTGTGCGCCGCACAGGTAGCAGGGACGAACAACGGCCGACGACGCCCCGACCGCACCGAGCGAAGGGATATCCTCGATCTCATAAATCGCGATATTTTCCCACATATAGTCGGCACCCGTGAACAGCGGGTTATCCAGGCCACGATTGCGGGCTTCGCGGTTGGCAGACACGAACGTGGTGTTGGCCGCGAGGTCGCGAACCATCTGCGTTGGCGCAAAGAGCACGTAGGCGTCGCTGTCGCCAATCTTGCTCTTTGCCTTGAATGGCCGCACCTTCGGGTTGGCGGTCTTTGCAATCCGCTTCATGAGGCTGATTGCATCCGGCGTCAGCTTGTCCGCCGAGGTGTCGACGTTGGCGAGCGCAGCCGAGTGGTCGGTCGTGTGGTTCGAGAGCGCCGCGCCGAACAGCACGCGATCGGTGTTGTCGACCAACCACGCATCCTTCTGAGCCTCCGACGCGCTCGAATACTTGACGCCGTTGATCGAGCCCATCGCCTCGATGATGAGGTCGCGGAAAAGGTTGTCCTCCCAATGCATGAGGACATCTTTGTTCGCCTGCCGGATGTCGATAGCCGTCTTCTGGCCCTCGAACTTCGAGTAGCGAACCGCGTGGCTGTACTCGCGAACCGTGATGCCGAACGAGCGAAGGGTAAGGTCTTCCTCGGCGCCCTCGAGCGCTTCAGCCGCACCCTTAGCCGTGCCCGTGAGGCGGTTGGCGAGCTGGAACTTGATCGTGTCGCCGGGCTTTTTGGTAAGCTCCTCGCGAACATGGATCATTTTATTGCTTCCGGTGCCCATAAACTGCCGGAAGAAGTTCTGGTTATGGAACTCGTGGAATAGACGCTCATCCCACTGAGTTACTGTTAAGCCTGACGGTACCGTGAGCGTAGCCATAGCCGTTTGCCCTTTATCCTAAGATGTCTTCGAGGGGCGTGTGCGAGTCGAACTGACCGCGGTCGTTGCGCGGCTGTTGCGACACGTCACGCGCGAGCGAACGAGGGACGGGGGCGGCGCTTGGCTTCGGAGCTTGGGACGGTGCAGCGGCGGCGGGCTGTTGCTGGCCCTTGTTTGCCTTCCACGCTTGAAACTCGCTCCATTCGGATTCGTTGGTGCGAACCGTTTGGAACTCGTTCCATTCCCGGACCTGGCGCCCCACGTCGTAAGCGAATTTCGCGGGGTTCGGATGCTCCAAGAGTTGCTGCCGCAGGGCGGGGTTCTGTTGCGCCGCCTGCGTAAACACCTCGCGGATTTCCACGTAGTCCGGGTAGCGTTCCGACATGACGGCTTCGGAAATCTCGAAGCGAGACTTCACGACCTCGTGTCGGAGAGCCATTTGCATCTGCTGTGCAGCCGCTTGCGGGTTGGTGTACCAATCCGCTTCGGGCTGTGGCTCGGGCTGCTGCTGTTGGCGGGGTTGGAGTTGCGCAATGCGCGCCTCCATCTCTGCCAGCTTCCTCTCATACTCTTGGCGCTTGCGTCGCTCGTCCTGAAGAGCCCTCTGCGGCACCAGACTTTCTGACTGTGCTGTTGGCTCTGCGTCGGCCGGCGGCGCCGCGCTGTTGGTCG